ATGCTTGTTGTTTATATTTTGATACTCTTCTATGATATAAATGACAACAGACGCCCGTTCTGCTACTGTTTTCTCTATGCGGTCTTTTTGTTCTCTGAACCGATTATCCTTTATGCTCGCTACTAGGTCGCTAATGGTTTTTCTTTCAATGATAAAGTTGGTTTCTCCTTGAATCAGAATATCCCCCACTGTGCAGTTTTCCTTTTCAAATAGAATTCCCAAAGATGTAAGATGAGATATAATCTTTGCTTCTCTATAGTCTATCTTTAGCATTGTGGGGCCTTCTGGATGGACGTTCTTTGCTTCTCTATAGTCTATCTTTAGCATTGTTCTTTATACTAGATTTCTCTTTAAATGCGAATACAAAAGCTTGGGGTGGTGGCTTCTGGATGGTCTTTATACTAGATTTCTCTTTAAATTAAAATGCGCGTGTATGATTATAATTAAAAGACGTATGAATACAAAAGCTTGGGGGCCTTCTGGATGGACGTTCATGTTTTCATGTATCATGGGTAGATTCCCTGAAACTACATTGGACGAACACGCACAAATTGTAGAGGATTTCATTACCTTGTTCTCTAGCATGGAAAGAATATTACCATGCGTTTACTGTAGAGATTCTTTCAAGGTGTTTTACAATGAACTCGATATAACAGAGTATACCGACAGTAGAGACAATATGATGAGGTGGCTTTATCTTATCAAGGATAAAGTCAACAAGAAATTATTAAAGCAAGAACAGATGGAGTTTGCCAAGGAGAAATACGCGCTTGTCAATAGTCTTTTGTCGGGGATAATTACGCAACAAGAATACACGGATTCGCTTGTCAGATTGAAAAAGGAAATCTTTTGCACTGTAGAGTCTCCGCCGTTCGAGGACGTTCTTGCATACTACAAGGGATTCAAGGCGTCATGTTCTGTGCGCGTAAAGAGATGCTTATAGCGCGATTTAGCGCTAGCGCTCTGTGCGCTGCGCTAGTGCTCTTTACACTCGATAATATCGCCCTGTTTTGACACGAGCACCTTCAACTTTTTACTACTTCCATAATGTTTTTTGATAGAGTCTATTTCGTCTTCTCTTACATCGCTGTGTTTTCCATACGCCTTGTTAAATTTCTTGCCATGATATTCCCATATCTTTGAATGGCCGACTTGGAACTTGTCGTGCTTTTCAGCCTTGTACCAGAATACGTTATTGGAAATATCAGAGCCGCTTCCACCACCTGTCTTGATGACGAGGCATTTATGGTCTTGGGTGCATGATTCCAACACATTGCAAAAATAGTCAAAAGATGGAAAGATGCCCGCATAATCGTCATATATCTTGCGCTTGTTCTTTACAGAAGGCTGGTCAAAGATGAATACATAATCTATATTGGACCGAAGCTCTGGTGTAATACCCATCGGGTATTGGAGTGTCAGTATAAACAATAGATTATAGTGTCTGCCGTTGAAAAAGATGTTTTTTATCGTCTTGTCCTTTTTCCACGTATCGGCACTATGCATCAAGTCGTCCATGACAAGAAATACGTTATTTGCTCTTGTTTTACCATCATCTCCAACTCCGCTCTCAATCGCCTTGTGAATGCGATTCATCTGCTTTCTCATAAACATCTCTATTAGTGAAGAATCGTATTCTTCGTGAATAAAGATGTCTGGTATAAAGTCTCTGAAAAATGGCGACACAGCCTCGGTACTGGAGAATACAGCTCCTATTGGTATGTCTCTGTTGTTATAAAAAAGGTCTCTTATAAGCCAACTTTTTCCAGTTCTCCTTCTTCCTAAAATGAGGATAGTAGAATCCATCATGATGGATTTCATATCAAACTTTTTCAAGTTAAGACTGTCCATTATAAGCCGTTGGGATTTTTATTTTTATTTTTCACCATGCTATTGTAATGCAAAAGATAGTCCTTGGAATTGACGTGGGTGTAAAGTCGTTGTCGTTGTGTATAAAGGGTCAAGACATTCTATTATGGAATGTATTCGACCTTGTAGGAGATGTGAGAAAATGCTCAGGTGTCACACTGACCGGAAAGGCGTGCACGAAAACAGCCAATATGCAATACTTGGAAGAGTTTTATTGCAAGACACACTCAAAAGGCCTTGACGCCACACCGTATAATACACTCAAGATAAATACCATGAGCATGCAGCAATTGTCTGTTATTGTTACACAAGGATTTTCCACAATCATGACGGCGCCAGAATTCATTGGCGTAACGCATGTATCTATCGAGTATCAACCAAAGATAAACAACAAGATGAAATTTGCAAGCCATGTCATATTCTCAATGTTGTGTGATTTTTACAAAAAAGAAAAGAATACGGTTATTCGGTTCACTACAGCAAACAAAAAGACGCGGTTGACGCGCCAGAAGCGAGAAAAGAAGGGTAAAATGACAAAGGGTGATTGTTACAAGAGGCGCAAGCAAGACAGTGTGGTGTTTGTCAACAGTGTTTTGTCTGGAGAATGGAAAGAGTTTTTCAATTCTCATAAAAAAAAAGACGACTTGGCAGATGCCTTGTGTTATTGTATCATAGAATCAAGGGAGCATTCTTGTCGCTAAACAAGTAACAAAAGTTGTACCATATACAAACAATATCTTGTATTCTGAGAGGGACGTGCGCGTTGCGTGCATTGTAAGCACTGTACACGTTATAAATATATCGTTCCATGATGTCAAACGATACGCATAGTTCGTGCGCATAATAGCTTATGAAAAAGTCGGGTGTATTGAAAATTTTAAACTCTGAATCACCCAATACTATATTGACAAAGCTGAACAAGTGGTCAATTGTGAAATCTACTAGAAAGAATGGGTTATAGTCCTGGTACATGACATCATTGTAATTATCTACTAGGTCATGATAGACTATATGTAGAGTGCTCATTATCATCTAAATGGAAAATTTTTTTTATAATAGTACTTGTATAAGACAATGGATAAACGTATTATTTTCGGCGGCATCATTTTGATTGTAATTATTTTGTGCTCTTCATCGATGATGCGCGGCGCTCCAATGAGTGAAAAATTAGAAAACGTACAAGAAACAATCGCTGTGCCAGTTCCTGAAACAACCGGGAGCGAATTCAAAGCAGTCGATAGACCTGCTGGTGAGCTTGTTCCTGAAGAATTGCTCCCAAAATACCAAGACAAGGACAAGTTTGCAGAAGAGAACCCCATCACGTCATTGTTAAAGGACCAAAACTTTTTAATCAGCGGCTACCACTATGGAATCAATACTGTATTACAGTCAAACAAGATTCCTTATCACGACATCCGTTCGCTCCCACCTATTCCAAAAGAAAGTGTTGGTCCATGGAATCAAAGCTCGTTTGACGAAGCTCCTGGCCAGGGTCGTAAACAATTCGAAATCGGGCAATATTAAAGGTCCTTTAGACCTCTCTCTAATGGCGTCCATTCGCGACTTATAGCCTTATTTGGCAAACATGTTTTTTTAAACTGTCCAACATCCTTGTAGGACCAGTCAGGTACGACATTCGGATTGATTGCGCGCACTACTTCATCTAATGTATACTCTTTATGAACTATATTGAGTATACTATTTGATTCGTCAAATTGACCATTTAAAAGGACATTCACGTGTTCTGATATTATTTCACAAAAATCTGAAGCATGTACAAATTGCCTCAATGTATCTGGGCGGCCGTGAATAGCCACCTTTCCAGTTTTACCTTTGAGACTATGTACTAGTGCTGGAATCACATGCGCTCTGTCAGAAGAAAAGTGGTCATGTGGACCATATAAATTTCCTGGGACAAGGCGTATAAATTGCGCACCGGTCGCATTCGCAAGGCGACACTGTACGTCCAATAATCGCTTACTCATTGCGTACCCCATGTTCGAAGTATGAGGAAGGCCGTCGTGAATTTGGTTCTCTGACATTCCAAAAGACGATTGACATAGGGTGTCTGGATACACGCATGTAGAAAGCACAAAGATGCCTTGGGTCACGTTGAATGCGCGGCATGCTGACAAGATGTTTGAATTTACAAGAATGTTTTGGTCAAGGATATCCTGGTTGTTGGCCATATTGTAAAAGAGACCGCCTACTGAAGATGCTAGATGGACTATTATACGAGGTTTATAACGTTCAAACATGGACATAACACTAGTCATATCTGATAGGTCGCATTCTGCGCGTGAAGGATATACCCAATCTGGTTGGGCTGCTTGGAGATTCTTTCCGATGAATCCGTTTCCACCTGTGACGAGGATTGTCATTAGTACTGTGAGGCGAGCGAGTGCCTATTCATTTTTAACATGATTACAATATTCGTTTTTGTATATTGTAGTATTGTAGTATTGTAGTATTGTAATATTGTAGTATGCACGATGACTAGGTCTTGAAAAGACGATGGACTAGGTCTTGAAAAGACGACATATGGCATAAAAACACTTTAATTACTGAAAGAGACACCTCCCATTCCTCCCATAATCTTGAGGATGTTGTTGTTGACGGCATAAACTCGGAGTTTGCTATCAACAGAGGCAGTAGTGGTTAATTGAAGGACTGCGCTATCAATTCTGGACATGTTGACACTTCCTGAAGGTTGGAAGTTTTCTGGGTTGAGTCCGAAAGAGTAGACATAGATACCGGTAGCAGGGCATCTAGTATGATGTTGATAAGGTTGGACAGTGTTGAAGTATCTTGCCTTTCTGGTAGAGAATCTGTCTTGGCCGTTCAATTGGAGTTTGGCATCAGCAAGGGGGTCTGAACCAAGGTAGAAATCAGGGGTAGAGGTACCTGAATCAGTGTAATCAGACCATCTGTTGGCACCACCGACAACATTGTCGTCATATTGGATTACCCAGGCAATTTCTTTGCAAGGATGGTTAAAGTTTAATTTGGCCTTGAAGGTGGATGCAGAGAATGATTCTGAACCACCGAATTGGAGCTGTTCAATGAGATATTCATGTTTGGCTTGGGCAAATTGTCTACGTTCTTCGGTATCGAGATAGATGTAATCAATATACAAACTGGCGTTTCCTAAAGAAGGAGTTCCTGAACTGGGTGCCAAGTTGTCATCGGTGATATAACATTCAGCGGCAGAACGGAAGGTAATGTTGAATTTGATTTCGTGATATTGGAGAGCAATGATGGGTAAGGCTAATCCGGGGTTTTTGCAGAACCAGAATTGTAATGGAATATACAAGGTTTCAGCTGGAATGGTGGTGGATGAGGTATCGGTAAGATAACTGACATTGCCAATCATGGTATTGTAACCGTCCCAATGTTCAGAGGTTTGGGTCAATTCGTTCCAGATGTTCATCCAGTCACCGTAATGTTTATCAATGGTTTGGCCACCGATATCAATAGAGACTTCATCGATAAGAGTATGACCAATGTTTCTAGTCCATGCAACGGTTCCTGAACCTTGGGTCATGGCGGGCAAATCAACTTGGAGATACACTTTGTGCATCAAATCACCGTTTCGCGAAACAGTGACGGTTGCCTTTTTACCGAAATCGACTTGTCCACTAAAGGTTTGTTCGATGGATTCGATGGCAAAGTTGGTATGTTTGCGATGGTTGACTTTGAAAAAGGTCACATCAGGGTCGACAGTTAAGAATTGGTTTTGAGCTCCAACAGCTACGATTTGCATGATTCCTCCGGCCATTTTGTATCTTTATATACACTATATATAGAAAAAAAATTTCGAAAAAAAGTTTAATTGTGTTTTCAAAACGCGCTTTTACAAAATAAATACACTTTCGAGGTCTTCTAAACGTCCAAGAGACAATTGAGATGTTTGTTGAAAGTTTTTGATAATCATTCTGGCATTGACCTCTTTTAGGATGTTGCGTAATTTGATGTCTGTTTTGCCTGAATCTAGGAATTCTAATAGCGATGCTGTAAAGGCGCCTTGATATTTTCCATTCAAATGCGCATCAGCTGATGTTTGTTCGTCTTGGCATCCAGAAAAGGATATAACCGTTCCGAGTGTTTGTTTGTTCTTGTCAAGAGTTATCTGAAAGACATCTGTCCATTCGGCAGGATTATAAGTTTGACTCTTTGTTTTAGGTTTGCATTGACTCTTTATATTGACGCGGAGGTCTATCATGGTACCAGAATGACAACAGTCCATAAAGCATACAAGTTTGACTCCTTGGGGAATTTGCAAAGACAGGTTTTCAAAGAGCCAATCGTCTTTGATGACGCCTTTTTGTAAATAGTCCAACGGAACAAGGACCTCATCTCTTCCGTCAGATTCCTCGCCTGACGCGTCTTTGATATTGGACCCATGGCCAGAATAATGAAAGACGAGTGTATCGCCACTTGTAGCTCCTTGTACAAGGGCTTTTATATATGATTCCATGTTTTCTCGTGTAGGTTTGATAACAGTGTTGTCTGTTAGAATGCGTATATTCTCTGGTTTAAATGCGAATTTTGATACAAGTCTATTGCCAATGCTTTGAACGTCGTTTATACAGCCGTTCAGGGCTGACGAGGTTCCTGTGTAGTTTATACCTATCAAGAGTGCCTTTTTCATACTTTTAAGATTATAAAAGTAGTCTAGATAATAATTCGCTCTGCTCATTCACTCTGCACATTCACTCTGCACACTCGCCTCTACTCGCTCGCAGCGTGTTCGTTCGTTCACTATATAATATACTTGTAGGCGTCTATATTTGCCACAGCCTTTGGAAATTGATACTCTGGTCTAGGAATGTACACTGTTGCAACATCAGGGCCATCCAACTTTACCTTTTCACTGTACGCATCATACAAGTCATCTAGTATTTTTCCAAGCAGTTCATCTAATTGTATCGTACTCTTGTATAGATATTCCTTCAACTCTTCTACCTTTGGGATAGTATAAATCATATCGTGCATATTGTTCAAGACGTTTGTTTTAAGCTTCATTGCCGCTTGAAGATTACTTGTCGTGTTTTTCATATATGCGCCATTTGCCTTGTAATAGTCTTCTTGTTGGCGCTTGATTTTCAATATCTGATTAACTCCTTTTAATATCAGATAAAACTGCCTTGGATTGTATTGAGACATGTCTGAGAAATCGTATAAAAACTGTATTAGGTTTGCATCCATGTACATGCTATCTAGGCGCTTTGATTGGATGATGTTCTCGATGCTTTCTTTTGACAATTGTATTCCCTTTTTATCTTCCAATAGTCTTCTCTGGTATCTGTCTGAAAGTGTTTGTAGGTATTCTAGATGAGACATGAGAGTCTGATTATTGTCCTCTATGAATCCTTCAAACACTTGAGTGTATGTGTCTGATATGAAAAGCCCAAACAAGATGATAAAGATGACGTTGGCGTATTCTGCATTTGACTTGAATAGAAAGGAGAGGACAAGTATGGTTGTAAAGAGAGCAAGCACTCTAAATTTAAACCGCGTCTTGTATATTCCATGCTTGTCTAATAATCCTAATAGATTCTGCATTCTCTTGTAAATACCCGTTAAAAAAAATTGAACAAGTGTGAAGCTAGCGTGTTTTTGAAAATGTACTCTGAAGAAATAAAATACACGAACGAATTTGCTTATATACTCGGCATCTTGACCAGAGCAGAATACATTGGCCCAAACACAGTGCGCGTATCGTCTTATAACCAACATGTCTTTACATTAGAAGCGCTGTTCAAGACGTTGGGTGCGCGAGTGGAAATCAATCCGTATATGAATACAGTAACCGCGGAATTCGAAAAGCCCATGTATGACGCCATTGCGCGTGCAATGAATTCTATCCCAGAACCTCCTTTTTTCCAATTTTGGCTACGCGGACTCTACGAATCGACTAGGACTGTAAATACGGCATCGGCCACGGTCGTATTGTGTAATTTACCAATGGCCATGGCCGATATCATCATTGCGACTACAAACGTAGAATGCGTCAAGTTGAACGTGGCGTCTGGTATGGTGGATTTGATTTACAAACATTCTAATGCGCTTGATTTGCTTGCTATTATGTACGATGATATTTCTGATATACGTCTTTATTCTGTAGAGCATCTTGATGTATTCTATAAACTATGTGGTGGGAACGAGTCCTTTACTTATCATCTGACACATCCATTAGCAGTTCCGCCTAAAAAAACACGAGCATCTGATTCAGGATACGATATGACCCTTGTAGAACGTATAAAGACGCATGGACAGGTCGAGTTTTATGACACTGGTGTAAGCATCCAACCACCCTATGGATACTATTTTGACCTGGTCGGTAGAAGCAGCATTTCTAAAAGCGGATACATGATTGCTAATAATATAGGTGTCATTGACCAATCATACACTGGGAATGTGATTGTCGCGCTGGTCAAGATAGACCAAAACGCGCCTAATTTAACTCTTCCTAATAGGCTTGTACAAATCATTCCTAGGAAAATTGTACATTTTATTCCTGTTCAAGGCGATATACATGTTACAAATAGGAATGTTGGAGGATTTGGAAGCACGCGGTAAGAATGCTTTGAGCCTAGGAATGTTGGAGGATTTGGAAGCACGCGGCCTTGAGCCTAGAGAGTTGCATGTTACAAATAGGAATGTTGGAGGATTTGGAAGCACGCGGTAAGAATGCCTTGATAAAATCATTTCTATTTGTAAATGTTTAAAGTACCAGTACTTTTATATAGCACATATTGCACCCATTCGACAAGAATGGCTAGAGAATTGCGTGATACGCAGGTGTTGCAAATCAATATCGATATGGATTCCAATGGTCAGCGTCCTAGAGCTTATAGAGATATACAAGATATCTTTAGAGATTCGATTGAGTTTGTTCCTGCGCTCGTTGTGTCGGATACAAGGGTGATTTACGGGGACAATATAGAAGCGTACTTGGTTTCGTTACGCGCTCCAGAACAACCAGTTGTACAAGAGCGTAAACGAATTGTCCCACGCGTTCCAAGGGGTAATCAACCAGATGATAATTTTACCAAGTTATCTAGTTTGAATCTTGATACAAGTCCTGTGACACAAGAAGAAAAAAGTATGCTTCAAAGTGGAATGGGATTGGGTATGGGAACTGGCAATTCGAGAGAAGAAAAGGAACATATAAAGTCATCTTTTGACAGACTCATAGAAGAGCGAAAATCTGAACTAGAAACGGTCCAGCCTATGCGTTATTAATTTTATTGATTCTATACAATGAGCTTTGTAACGTTAGTCGTGTTGGCGTTAGTCGCGTTAGTCTTGTATTGTATGGTTTCTTTCAAGGAACATTTTACAGGCATCCAAGACAAGGTTCGCGAAACACCTCCAAAAGCATTTGTTCAAGATTTTATAGAACCTCGCTTATACGAATACAATAATCTCGAACGCGTCGTCGTTAATGAAGGGTCCCTTGTATTTAGTCCTGTACCAGATACGTTTAAATTTACCGATTTGGACGTTGTAGGTAAAAACATCAAGGCATATTACGACTCTGTTGGCCTTGATGTAGGAATATCTAAATTTTACAATATAGAATACGTGATGACGTACCCAAACACAATGCTGTATCGATTTCAACTTGACGTATTTCCAAAGAATCTGAATGCAGGCGTGTCCATGTATGTTTTGGCAGACATGAATACACTGTATAGAATAGCTCCTAGACCTGTTGTGGATTTTACATTTAATGCTACGAATGGACAAGTAGACAATCGCTATTATATATTAAACAAGTTTCACTTGTTGGACCCCTTTCTTACAACAGGAAACGAGCATCTTTACGAGACAAAGTCTTGAGCGACAAAGTCTCTAACAGATAATACACTGTATAGAATTCCTAATTAACAACAGGAAACGAGCATCTTTACGAGCTGACAAAGTCTCTATGAGCGACAATGGTTTCTCCATCGTACAAGTATAGTTCCTTGTTTTTCATTCGTTCATCATTTGATTTAAAAGTAAGACCCCATTCGTTATCATCTCTTACTAGACGTCCCAAGTCTATTGCAGGCTTTCCAACGCTCAAAAGAGCTGCTCTATAAACAGACTTTGGTGGATTATATACAGTCATGTTTATTTCTGTTGTATCCGACTCCTTTTTCGTCGCTGTAGCGATTATAACATTGTTGTCATCGTACAAGTACATTTGTTGATTGAATTCGAAATTTTCTCTAATGTCTGTTATACGGACTGCAGCATAGAACATGGATGCAAGACACAAGAGTATAATGACGGTAATGGCAATAATGATTGGGATGACTGGGGAAGCGACGTTTGGAGCGACATTTGGAGCGACGTTTGGAGCGTTCATTGAGGGCTTTTACTTTTTACAAATAAATTAATATTGCGATACTGTAAATGAAAGCACCAGTCGTCACACTCATCTCAATAATCATTTTACTGTCTTCTTGTACATCGCTTATTGTGGCAATACTAGTATATTACAATTACTATTACGTGAGCCCGATTCCAGTACGAGCAAAGCCTACTACAACCGCTCCAACAACAACCGCTCTAGGACCTAATAAATTTGAAAACTTTAATGGAGGATGTTTAGCCGCTACAGGCATAAAAAACAGCGACCAGGTGGTCATCAATGAGTGTGGCGCAGCCCAATCTTGGACGCTTGGGGAGGGCATCAATATACCTGGAAGCAACACGTTCAAGACTGGTGGGGTTTGTATGTCTCAGTGGAGCGGTGATATGATTCAGACTCCTTATATATGGGAATGCCTTATAGACCCTGCTAATCATACACAAGATTGGTCATACAATACGAGTACGAAACAGATTGAGAATCTAAACCATAATGTATGTCTCGAGATGAAAAACAATACTACCAATTCGCGTATAAACGTGGGTGTATGTGACGCGACAAAGGACGCACAAAAGTGGACTCGTTTTTAAACGCGTACCCAATCGCTCAAACTTTTTACATTAATACTATGAAGGCTCGTTCCAGGGACCATATTATTGATTGTTGTGCTTGTATTGCCGAGTGTCATGTTTTCTATAAAAACCATACTAGACAACCTAGACATTTGCCCATCAAACGCAATATTTGAATCTGGTAGATTGACTATCAAATTGGATACTGTTCCTGGCGCAGTCAATATAACGATACCAGACGTTTCAGACATGCTTATGACTTGGTCGTCTGATACAGTGATTAAATCGTAACGCCTAGAGTCGGTTTCAGAATGTAAATTCATACCTACAGCAAGCCCTCCGGTTATGACGAGCGCTCCACTTGTCTTGTTGGAACTGTTTACAGTAGACATGATGTTGCTTTGCGAGCGCGTAAATGTGCAAAATGGCGTTGCCAAGGTATCATTTGCACTAGAGACGCTAGCGAATGATATAGGTGTCGATGAAGCCGTATGTAAGCCTATACCGCCCCCGCCAGCCACACTCGCATTGAGAATGACGAGCTTGTTTGTATTGTCTTGATTATACACGCTTGAAAACCATTCTCCATCTTCTCTTTCAAACACGATTTGCCCAGTCAGTACACTATTGTCGTTTGGTACATACCCTATAGACAACCCTGCTCTATAAAGTATATCTGTATTTGAACCATCTAGAGGTGCGCCCTGTATATGCACAGTAGACCCTTTTGTAACCTGTATTGGCGAATTGGACGAATAGGTAGGAATACCTACAAAGTTACATGGCCAAAACTCCAAAGATTCAGACCCATTGACAGTGTTGGCAAGTATGCTTAAAAGTGAGCCAGATGTAAATCCATGTCCTATAGAATCCACTGCAACTTCTCCAATGCGCAATCTGGATATTGACGCGTTTGATGACGTCATGTTTGTAATGAGCGCGTTCCCAGATGTTGTAAAAGTCACCCTCAAGCGTTCTACAAGGGCGCTACCAGATGTCGAAACGAGCGTGTTGGAAAGACTGGAAGTTATCGCCCCAGAAAGAATATTTATCAAATTCGCATTAGCCCCAGTCATATTTGTTATAACAGTATCTCCCGTTACTAGCAATAACGAGCTTGTTATGCGCGTTCCTGACATGTTTGTAAAGCGTACACTGCCTGTTGTTTGCAAGGTCGATATCATGGACGAAACAGTACTCGAAACGGATTTAAGAGTTCCCGTTGACACAGCCCCGCATACATTATTAGAGATGGTCGCGTTGGTAATGAGCGCGTTTGCCAGTGTCGCGTTGGTAACGAGCGCATTGGTATAATCGCTCAATGTTCCACTAAGTGTTATTTGCGTACTGTTTGTTGCCAAGAGCGACAGGGCGCTTATACTTCCCGCCGTCACGGTACTTGCTGCAAGGGACGTTGCGCTCACACTTGTCATTATACTGGACGTGACCGTTTGGTTAGATACCAGCGCGTTTGCAAACGTCGCATAGTCTACCTTGAGCGTGCCTGTAGACATTGTTGCGCCAAGAATGGTCGAGGCCGTCATGTTTATCATTCGCGCATTTCCAAAGCTATTCTCGGCAGCAGTCAACCAAACAGTGCTTGTTGTCGCGCTCGTTAGTTGTGGCGCAGCAAGAATGCCACACGACGCCAAAGACGCAATGATGGAAGCTGTAGTGATGCTGGTTGCGCGCAGGTTGGTCAATGTCGCGTTGGTTGCCAAGGCCGTGTTGGACACTATGGCGTCTGAGGATATATTGGCGATTGTGGCATTTGTCGCTCTGAGAGTGCCTGTGGTCGCGGTATTTACCGCAAGCGTCGACGCACTGACACTTGACGCAGACACGTTTGAGCAGCGAATGTTGCCAGTGCTGATGCCTGTTGTTAGAATGCTCCCGAGCGTTGTATCGGCAAGTCTACTTGGAAGCGTAACGAGAATGGTGCCAAATGTGCACGAATTAGATGATATATGAGATGCCGAAATACTACCCATTGTATTCTGTATGGACACGAGTGAAAAGCTTCTTAGTTGGCCACTGGTGACGCTCGTACATGTAATCGGACCTGTGGTCAAATTATTACTAGAAATATCTTGAATGACAGCTGATGCCGCCGTTATACTGCCGACCATCATGTTTCCATTCGTCATGCTTACATCACCATCGATACTCACAGAGCCCACAATCACGACTGCGCCACTCCCCCCATTGATGTGTAACGAGCTCGCCGATACATCACCTGCCAAGAGTGTACCTGTACTGGTCGTCAAAAATCCAGCATGACTGGCATTTATGCTTGCAAAGCGTGACGCCCCATTGATAAAAATGTTACCCACTGTAAGAACGTCTATTGTACCGCTTTGCAGGCTCATACCGCCACTGACGACAAGCGCTAACCCAGACGAATGGGAAATATATAATGGGTTCGGCGTTTCTAGAATCCCTGAAGTAAACGTCAATGGAGCGTCCTGCAAGGCGCCTACTCCATTTCCCATGACGAACGCGTTTGGAGTAACACTACTCCTCCCTGTGCCGCCATACTGTACTTGAATAGTATTGGCAGACCATGTGCCTGTATTAATGTTGCCTAATGCAGACACATGGGTCAGGCTGGAATTGACGCTTACGATTTCATCTTCGATGGTCACTCCTGTACCAGCTGCATACACGGTGTTTACGATAGCCGCGTCCACATAAGCCTTTGTAGCGACATCTGATGGAAATACAGGGTCTGTTATGTTTGATATCCTTCCATGTTTGCCATCAATATACCCGGAAACGCTCAATGAGCCGTATGCCTTTGTTATATTCTTTGACAACATTGTTTACATTATGTTGTTAATTTTATTTTTAGATAGCATGGACAAAGACTCGTACATTTACAAGAGTGGTGACGCCTTTGCACCAGAATACGTCAAGAAATTCTTGGATACGTATCTTTACGGAAGTGCAGATACACTTGTGTATGCCAATATATGGTCGCTTGTACATATGCTTTCCGGTGTGCTGACACGTCTTTTGACAAAAGATGCTCGAGTTGCGCTCCTTGTTCATACACTATGGGAATGCTGGCAGTTGTATATAGGTATGACGCGACCAAATTTGAGAGGTTTTATAGATATACTTTCTGATACATTGTATTTCTTTATTGGGTACGCGGTTAGGACAGGGTAGATATAGATTAGGAATGCAGGGTGTGTAATGTATGTTATAGGAATAAGGGTAACAAGGTACGCGGTTGATTTCCTTATAGAAAATCCTTGTAAATCGTAATAAGTAATGCAATCCATTTTACAAAAAGTATACGATACTACAACTGCGTTCATCAAGCCTGGAATGACCTCTATGGAGATTGCCAATTATGCAAAAGAGACACTTGAGCAATATATACATTCCCATGCCCAAGATGTGACGATTGGATTTGTACCAACAGTATCGATAGATTCAACCGTGGCACACTCCATCGGCGTCCAGATTGTATCAGAATCGAGCATTGTAAAAATAGACATGGGTGTATATTATCAAGACAAACTATATATTCTAGGAGACACGTTCGTCATCAAACCGAGCGAAACAGATAAACGTATCATGGCTAGTCTTGCAAAAATAAAAAAGCATATCGGTAAACGTATGCGTGTAGGACATACGAACGACGACATCAGAATGTATATAGAGGGCGAATGTGCTCTTGCAAACACGTTGTGTGTAGAAAATACAATTAGTTATGAACACAAGAATGGGTGTTTCAGAGACGTTGATTCAAAATACATTATATGCAATTACAGGAAATATTATGATGACCAAGACATTCTGATGCATCCAAATGACTGTTTTGATTTGGAAAAAGGAGAACGATATACTATTAATCTTTCAGTATACGATGACGAGTTTGGAAACGCCCAGACAAAGACGTCAGACCAGGTGCATGTAGGATTTCTCAATAATAGTCGATACAATCTAAAGTTGAAAAGCTCTAGAGAATTTTACTCTAAATCCTTAAAAACTTACAAGCACGGGGTATTTCGTCTAGATGGGCATTCCACAAGAGAGAAGGTAGGAATACGAGAATGCATCGACAATGGCTTATTAGAGCCCTTGTACATTGACGAAATGCCGTCAAAGATACCAGTATACTCTAAAAAGTTTACATTGGAGACGTCTTGAGGCGCGTTTGTAGACTAGACACTATGTTATCTAAAGTGTCTCTAAATCGAAAGCTAAAAATCGTCTCAAATCTATGCGTGTCTAGAGTAAACTGGTACAGAGCCTGCTTAGATGTTCGTTTTACTTTTATAGAGTTCGACGTCGCGTCTGCAACGCGCATGGCTAGTTCCTTTATCGTACAATGGAACGACGCCATATTGAATAATTGATGGCGTTCTTGATAGCGTAAATCACATTGTATGATTTTCTGCATCGCCCTACACAAGTCGTTTATACCCAAAACAGACCTCCGCGCATCCGTATATTCTATTTCGCCATACTTGTCGGCGTCACTTACCATCTTGTTGACCAATAGCTCCCAGCGCATGTGTGGCGCAGCACCCGCAACAGTGCCTAAGCGTAGACCATAGGTATTCGCTGCCGACGTTCTGGCAATTGTTTCCATTTGGCGCTTTATAGTGTCGTAATGGTGTTTCGGGATAAGGGGTAATGGGTCAGATTCCTTGTTTGGAGTGTCTCCATAAGCCCCATATAGTCCATAAACGCTTGCACTACTAGCATACACGAGCTTTTGCCAAGGCTGCATAGATTCGGCCACCCATTGGAACATGGTCGTGCTGGTATTGACGGCCCTAGTTCCATTGGCTCCAGACATGTAAATGACTGTATGATACTTGTTTAAAAAGCCTACAGGTTGGTGTAATAATTCTGCAGATGACAATACTGTCGCGTTCAACCATACTTCTAGTGCGCTGGAAATGTACCCACGGCCTATGATGAGCGACATGTGTTTTTTAAAATGAATTCGTAAAGTAATTCATTTTAGGAAATGAACAAGCGTATTTTAAAAGAACTTGCCGGAATGTACAGGCAACAACAACGTCAAGGTTATGACAACAGAATCATCATAAGTCATGATACGTCACAATGCATCAAGGCGCTTATACGCGCTCCTGATGACAGCGTATACAAACATAAATTCTTTAGATTCGATTTTGAAATACCAGAAGATTATCCTTATAATCCACCAAAGATGACTTTTGTAAACCACGACGGCGTGCGCATTCACCCTACATTATACGAAGACGGCAGGTGCTGCGCCACAATCCTGAACACGTGGGGAAATGATGCAATAGAGCATTGGACGTCCAGTATGACCATTGAGAGCGTGTTGTTGTCGTTCATGTCGTTTTTTGATAACGACCCTTATGCGCATGAACCAGGTGGTAGAGGTGATGAAAGTTATACGGCTTATGTGCGTTATCAATCATGGATAACATGTTTTTTAAGGTATTTCGAGCTTGAAAAGGATTGTCTCTTTAAAGAGACGATGAACAGATACCTTGTAGAAAACATACAGGATATCTTTAAAGAACTAGAGCACTTTAGATAATGATGACGGAATGTGTGATGTAACGTCATGTTTTGATATTGGAGTATACGCGATAGAGTATTATTATCTATTGGCGAGCATTCATTGGTATTATGAGTATGTAAAGAGCGATGGGAGCACTGGGAGCGACGCAAGGACGGGCGTAGAGGAATCAGAAGCAAGTGAGAGTACTTGTAGCGTATACAGTATATGCAGTATATGCAGTATATGCAGAGATTCCATACCTAACGCAGATTGTTTTTTTACTACATTGAAATGCGGGCATCGATTTCATATTTTATGTATCAGGAATCATATTGATACCAATACAAATTTATGCCCTGTATGTAGAGACTGTATATGCGAAACAACATTATTAGACATTCACAACCCTTGGGTTACGAATCCAGCAACAGGAAGGCGAATCCGTATAGGAGGAAGAACGTACAATGCCATTCACAATGTCAGGATTAACAATACATGACCTTTTCTCCATTAACTATGATATAATCGATTTGAATATCCAAATCATGAATAGTGTTGAAATACTCTTGTAATGTCACCGAACCTGTGATAAAGTTGTCATAAAAGTCCTGTTCCAAGGCATCGCTAGTTTGTTTTTTATGAATAACGAGGGTATCTGCATCCTTGTCTGTCTGTATAAGGACGAATTGCTCATTTGTATAAACAAGTACCTTTTTTTCATCTGATGTGTCTTTTGACATTTTGTCTATTTTGATACTAGTGTCTTCCATCATTAGCTTTTTGAAATACTTGTTGGAAGGATTGTCTACTGTAAAGGTAGAATTGGTAATGCTCAATTTTTCAAACAATCTTTTCATGATGTCATAATTGTCTTTTGAGCTCTTGTTGCATATAGAAAAGTTATACTTTGACACATTGTTGGATGTGAGGGGAAAATACGATATCTTATTGTCTTGATTACGAGAGACGATTGATTCTTTAGAGCTTTCAGAGCCTTCAACGGATTCTGAATCAGAATCAGAGCTTTCTTCAGAGTCTTCAGAGTCTTCAGAGTCTTCAAAGCCTTCAGAACCTTCAATGGATTCTGAATCAGAGCTTTCTTCAGAGCCTTCAACGGAATCGACTTCAGAACCTTCAATGGATTCGGAATCAGAGCTTTCTTCAGAACCTTCAATGGATTCGGAATCAGAGTCTTTTTGAGATTCGATTTCAGAGCCTTTGGACTCTTCAAGAATCTCTTCGCCTGTTTGTACTTGGGCATCTTTTAATTTCCCTAGTAATGTTACACTTATACCAGTCTTCATCTGACATTACAATTCTAAAAAATTTTCCAAGACAAACGAATCAAAACTTTTTAGAATTCTGAAGGGCGACTGTAAGCTTTAACAAATACATGAACCCGTTTGAACTTGCTATTTTTTCACTCTTCCCACATACCATTTTAGCGCTAGAATAGGGGTAAATCTTATCATCTACTACAAATTTTTTACTACACGTATCAATAGACTTTATACCCATAGATACAAAAAGATTGTCTGTAAGCTCCTTTGGAAGAACATTGAAAAACAAGACGAAGCAAATGACTCCAAGGTTTTTTTCTATAAATATACTTAATGAGAATGCTTTTGCATTTTTTTCTTCATTTATAAACTTGCTATATCCTTTAGCGATAAGAGAAAGATACTCTTTCAAGTTGGCGATGATGACATCAAACGTCTCGTATATCATGAGCGCTTGACGATTGTCAACAGGAATGTCTTCCATCAGCTTCATTATTGTTTCTATGGGTTCTAGATTGGGCCTTTTTTTCAAAGATGGTAGAGTCAATGGAGTGTCCATCTTGACAACGTATGCAAGAACTTCTTGTAAAAAGATTTGTACTTGTATAGAGTCTTCTATACTCTTTACAATAAGCGACTCATCTGGTGTCACAGCATAAACAGATGAGAGTTTGTATTTTTTAGATAGATACAATAACGACTTCATGGGCCTTTACCTTTAACAATGATAATAAAAAGAGCTTAAAAGGTCTTCCATTTTTTACCACAATTATGACACGATACGAATACTGCAGTACTCTCGTCTCCAGATGCCGTTTGCATCATATAATATGTCGTCTTGGCGGACTTGCATTTTCCACACTTGTAAAAACCTGTATTTGGGACATCTAATTGCATCTTCAAATCATTCACAGTATCTATTTCTATCTTGTAATCTATGTATTTTTCTGGAAAAAGTTCCATAAAGTTCATACGAAAGAGCTCTTTGACACTTGTCTTGCCACTTGTAAGCTTGCCTAATAGCGTTGTATTACCAATCTTGCTAGCTGGGTCTATATTCATATAAAGTGATACAGCCTTGTCTATGTACATGTTTTTAAAGTTTTCATTCCATACCTTGTCACCATTGAACTTTGTAGTCTTGTACAATGACAGAGCATGATTGAAAATACCTCTTTCTATATTGCATGCTAATTTTTCTTCAAGAACGAGATTGTAGAATTTGTTGAAAACATGCCTTCTTTGAGGGTATTCAGGAGAATACATTATTTTCACTCTCTACATTGGATTTTTCAAGTTTTTATTTTTTTTATATACATAGTTATATAAACATAAAGTATTCATGTTAAAAACTCCTTTGTTATTCAAGAACCTTAAAAGAACAAGTGAAGATTCTGATGAAGAACTTGACAGAATCTTCAAAAGGAAAGCTCTAGTCGTTCCGGTTCCACCAGTCGCTCCAGTCGCTCTGTCGAATAGTGAGAAAGTGAGTGCGTTAAAGGAATTGTTCAATATTCCTGAAAAGACCAAGGCTAAAAAAGTAAAAAAGATAAATAATGTTAAAAAGAAGTGTCTTGATTTATCAAAAGATTCTTTCGGAGTACCCAGTACTTTATCAGAAAAATACGTTACTGAAAGCCCAGTAGCAAGCTTAGCAAGCCCAGTAGCAAGCCCAGTAGCAAGCCCAGTAGCAAGCCCAGTAGCAAGCCCAGTAGCAAGCCCAGTAGCAAGCCCACCAAGACCTACTCCAAAAGAGTTAAGAAAGGGTAGAAAGTCATTAATAAGAGTATTGAAAGAAAAATTAATTCCATTCAGTCCACCAAGACCTACTCCAAGTGAGTTAAGAGAGGCTAGAAAATCATTAAAGCGAGCTTCAAAGAAGGCTAAAAAGGTATCCAAACGCAAGTCCTCTAAGAAAGCTAAAAAGGTATCCAAACGCAAGTCCTCTAAGAGAGCTTCAAAGAAAGCTAAAAAGGTATCCAAACGCAAGTCCTCTAAGAGAGCTTCAAAGAAAGCTAAAAAGGTATCCAAACGCAAGTCCTCTAAGAGAGCTTCAAAGAAAGTCTCCAAGAAGGCTAAAAAGGTATCCAAACGCAAGTCCTCTAAGAAGGCTAAAAAGGTATCCAAACGCAAGTCCTCAAAGCGAGCTTCAAAGAAAGTCTCCAAGAAGGCTAAAAAGGTATCCAAACGCAAGTCCTCAAAGCGAGCTTCAAAGAAAGTCTCCAAGAAGGCTAAAAAGGTATCCAAACGCAAGTCCTCTAAGAGAGCTTCAAAGAAAGCTAAAAAGGTATCCAAACGCAAGTCCTCTAAGAGAGCTTCAAAGAAAGCTAAAAAGGTATCCAAACGCAAGTCCTCAAAACGAGCTTCAAAGAAAGCTAAAAAGGTATCCAAACGCAAGTCCTCTAAGAGAGCTTCAAAGAAAGTCTCCAAGAAGGCTAAAAAGGTATCTAAATACAATATGAAAAGACGAAATGCGATATACTAGACAGTATAAACAATATAAACAGTATAAACAGTATAGAACAGTATATTAGCATAGATTACTCTAAAAGCATTGATATATACATCTTTTTTTCAGCTTGATTCATTGCTATATATCGAAGCTTGGCTTCATAATCATTTAAAAACACATTCTCAAAATTTCTTACAAACGTCTTTAACAACGAGAGAATATTCTCTATAGTATCATTGTCCTTGTTTACTCTAGTCGTCTTGACCCTTCCTTTATAATTCTCTTCCAACATTGTGTAATCATAACCAAGATTGTCTCCCCCATTACCATCCAGCATCCACATATACAACTGCATTTGTGTATTTTCATAATCTCGTACAGTCGTAAAGAATCCTTTTATACGGTTCTTTACTTCTACTATATAACTCTTTCTAGGAGTAATAGGGTCATTGTACACGCCATCCAACCGGCCACATATCGTCCATTGATATCTAGAATCATCCAAATCAAGAGACTTTTTATACAACTTTTGGCTTGTGTCTAATACGACATTGGACCTCTTTTCTATTATATCAAGTGTCTCCTTTTCTTTTGCAATACCGTGGTCTGTATTTACAATGCTACATGTACTTTGTGTCAATTGATTCCGTATATCAGATGAACAATCAAGATTGTCTATAAGCTTTTGTATAGTCTTTTTCTTTACCTCTGTGCTCGACTTTTCTTTTAAACATGCATCTAGAACATCCTTGTTTATATACTTTTGGACATGTTGGCGTTTTGTCATTTCTGAAATTTGAATGTTTTCTAAAACATCGTCAGATACATCTTTTTTCGCAGTCTCTACAATCTCATTGTACGACTTGTCGCATTTTTTCCAAAGCCTCTCAAATGGTGTTACAGAATCCCATTTGTTTTGCCCAATATAAGAGGCTATGTCACTTACATATAACCAAACTGATTCACGTTGTTGCATGGTCAATGGTTACAATGGTCAAAAAGTTGTTGACGAATGTAATTTTCATTTTACAGTTCGTTCGCTCGCACGCATTCGCTACGCTCGCATTCGCTTCGTTCGCTCGCATTCGCTTCGTTCGCTCGCATTCGCTTCGTTCGCATTCGCTTCGTTCGCATTCGCTCACTTACAACTCGCATACAGTAGACTCAAACTTTTCCAAGAATCCTTGACTCTTTTCTTTTTTTATCGCCTCTAAATGGTCTAGGAATGCTTGTTTATCCTTTTGGAAAAAGGAGATAGTCTTGTATACAGCCTTGAAATCTTCCTTTACAGTGTCAAACCATTCCTTGTCGCGTTTAATAGAATTGATATTGTACTTGTCTATATAGTAAAAAACAGGATACATAGAAGCAGTCTTGAATTCTTCCATCCATGCAATGTATTCTTGATGTGTATTGATATGTAAAGGCGGGTATAAATATTCATTGTCGCCAATCGCCAATAAAAGCCCCGGACTCTTTTCTATAGGCGTATTCATGAATTCTGGAAACGTAACCTCTTTTATTTCACATTCTAAAAAGTCACATACGTCTAAATTACAGACTTCTAACTGGATTTGTGTTTGAACCCAGTAATGAATAGGGGGTTCAGATTCCTTTATTTTTCTAGATTTAGGACATTTTATCTCAATCATCACACCTTCTTTTGTAATGCCGTCTGGACTTGCCGCAAGCCATTTTAAACGCGGGTGATTCAATAGGCCAAATTCGTATATATCTGTCTTTTTCAAGTTGGCATACAACTTGCTAGCTACATCTTCGTACATTTTCCCCCATAAAGTAGCTGGAGTGTCCTTAAACGTTGTATTGCCAATCTTGTGAAAATCAGAGCACTTGCGGATAATATAGTCTTCAAGAGAACAATAGGTATTCAATGATTTTCCTGTCAACTTCATACAAGACCCAAAGGTACTTATATAAGAAGAGCATACGCGTTCTGTCTTTAGTAAGCAACTAGCAGCTTCACTTGCTGTGATACGGGTTTGGCGCTGTAAAAACCATTCTTCAGAGCGTTGTTTGAATTGGGGGCGTTTTTTTAAGAGTGTGACGCGCTGTTGAAGTATTTGTGAATGCCTTTTTCTTTTTCTTGGCGTTTCTATTGGCTCCATTGACTCCATTGGCGTTTCTATTGGTGTTTCCATTGGCTCCATTGGCGTTTCCACTGGCTCCATTGACTCCATTGGCGTTTCTATTAGTGTTTCCATTGGCTCCATTGACGTTTCCACTGACTCCATTGGCGTTTCTATTAGTGTTTCCATTGACGTTTCCATTGGCATTCCGATAATCATTAGATGGCGATATTTCATTTTTATACTCTCTTTTTTGAAATTACTTTTTTCTACATGTATTGTATACCAAGGTACTCATTCATACTATTCTATTCACGAAGTCGCCTCTGAACGCGTAGGTAAAAATGCCAAAACCGTCACTGCTTTAGGTACATCCACCACTCTCGGAAACCAACACAGCAACTCTTTATTATTATTGAGCGCCACAGGAGGTTCCGCAGTAGCATTACCAGCCGCATATGGAAATGCAGGTATTTCATTCAACTTTATCGTTCAAGCCACCGGAGGTCATTCTATTGCCGCCCCATCTGCCATCTTACAAGGTTGCGTCCCATCTTGTATCACCACCACTACCGCTATTTCAACAGGTGCTGGAACCGTTTTAAGAACCACTGCAGGTTCAACAGTCGGAGACCACTTTACATTAACTTCAAGTGGTGCAAAATGGTTCGTCAGTGGAGGAGTTGTCAACTTTAACGCTGCAATCTTTGCTTAAGTTTCCCACGGGTTCATACTTTTGAAAGCGTTTATTAAACTTTACAAGAATTCGAGTCTTTTCTTTATACCCTCTTAGAATCTCTGACTCTTTTATACCCTTTATATAGAGTATACCCTCGTAATCCATTGTGTCACAATGATACACATTATACACATCAGAATAGGCACCCCTTTCAACGTACTTGTAAACAGGTTCCTTTTTTAGCTCTGTACATTTGACAGTCTTTGTATGATTATGAATATATTCTATACAACAATAGTCTGTCAAATTTACCAAATGAGCCTCTCTCTTATCATATACTAGATGCAGTCTTATATCTAGATAATTGTTTAAACCCTCTAGGTTCTTTAAATGAAACAACTGTTTGAGCTTTTCATATCTGTCTGGATAATCACTTGTAATGGGTTCATCTCCTATTACAAGCACATCCGTTATCCTATATTCCTGTCTTGTACCACACTCGCTCGTATACATGTAACCTTCCAGTAAAAGGTCCGTGTCGAAAATCCTACTAGTCTCTATGAAAAATTCCTGTTTTGAAAAGATATGAATTGTATTCGACCTTCCAGAAATAATATGACAATACGCCTTTGTGCCATTCTTGATGGGTACGATATACGTCTTGAAAATTCCAAGATTATAATCATGATTCTTTTGGACAATCCCCTTTAACGTATCATTGTATTTCTTGATGACCTTTGCCAGCTTATTTTTTGCAAAGCTTGTCTTATCGGATGCGGTATGCATTTTTTAAATGTCGTGCGCATCTATCCAGTCATTTTTTTAACACTATAACATTAATGAGCGTCTATTTTGAAGGAAATGCCTACTTGGAGCAAAGTCACGTTATCGGGTCTACTATAGCAAATTCCAATATTACAACTAGTAGTCTTGATATGAATCTTGAAAACATCACTAGTGTAAAGGACCCTATACAACCTCAAGACGCTGCGACCAAGAATTATATCGACTCTATTGTTGGCGTCATGGCCACAACGACAATCAATCTTGTAGGTACATCTGGTTCTATCATGTTTCCGTATGTAAAGGGGACTTTTTTATTAAAAGTATCCAATCTCGTTCTTAATGGTCCATCTGCCATGTTTAATGCAACAAAGAGTGAAGGTGCTAGGCTTGGACAAATACACCGAATCAATGCGGCTCCTGGAAATTTTAGCGATACCACATTATTAGTGGACTGGGAGGAAAACACGGGCCTTACTTTGCGAAAGACGAGTGATTTGTACGATGGAGCTTATTCTGTAACCATTTTATAATGACTCTGGTCAAGTATGATTCAGGGGCACAGGCTTTGAAAGTTCAGACAAGTCAAATTCGTCATCGGAATCGTCAGTAGGAACTGTGACTAGTACTGGTACTGGAACAGAGGCAGGGACAGAGTCCTTGACTCCAGGAGCTTGGTCCAAAAACACAATAGCGTTATGTAACAAGAATGCATCATTCAATGTATAACACCCCTTTGATTGACCTTTATGAATAGCTTGTAAAATAACCCCCTGAGCACTACTTGGAACAAGAGAAGCGTCTTTATCTGTCGCTCCATGAACAAGCACATCAATGCTACGCTTCAACAAGTCTGCCTCTTGTAATACAAACGCACCCTTTTGCTGCGCCACTTCGACATACTTTACAAGGATTTCAATACAGCTTTTTGTAGATAGGTTGATAGAAATGGGCTCGGATGACATGCTTATTTTTTTTATACAAGTGATTTAAACGAGATAATGGAATCCATGTTTTCAGTTTTATTTCAAGACGGCGTTTCAACAGTGTATTCGGAATATTATAGGCCTGAAAACAAGGAAAAGGTAGATAATGTTATCAATGACATCTTTGAGGTGTTTTTTCGCAAAATCAAACCATACCTTGTACTTGTCATTACAGTCTTGTGTATATCGATTGTCATGAACTGTGTCCAATTCTATTACTATATACGAGTGTTTTTAAAACAGTCAACAAACAATGTGTCAAAGGCTCAAGTCATCAAGGATATTTTTGACTAGGGCGTATCAGAGTATCTGCAAAGCCATTCCTTGTAATAACTTTTTTTTTCTTCCAAGAGCCCTTTTCTTTTTCTTTGATATTTTTCCAAAAAATCGCCTGTAACCAGCTGGATAGCGCGTTCTAGGTAAAATATCTGGTATCTCGTAAATCTCTCATTGAGACTATTTATATAGTCTACGAATTCGACAGGCAAATCTACAAAGATGCGCGCCATAGGCTCATTCATACGCTTCTTTAATATATCTATAAACAGATTCTTCAAGTCTGTTTCTTCTTTAAACCCCTTGCATACAATATATTTTTCAGAGTTTGTAGGTCTGCTCGTTTCTGGTTTGTAAATAGACACGTGGTCATAGAGCAAGTTCAATATGTACAAGATATCTATACTTGCCATTGTAACAGTGTCAAACATCTTTAATATACAATGCCCATGTGGTTCTTGTAAAGATATAATATACAAGAGCTCTGATAGAATCAACTTGTAATGACTTGTTTCCTTGTCGTCCATGTTATAGAAATCATCAAAGCCTCCATCTGCGGTAATAATTGTAAATCCTAATGGCTTGCGAGATTTTATCATGTCAATGTACTTGAGCTTTGTTATGTCGCCGCCCTCTTCATCTTGGATAATCGTAACGTCGTGAATGATACGTTTGTCATAATTCTTGTTTTTTGATATAGTAAACATTCTATCCTTGTACTTGTTGGCGCGGACCGTGTCGAAACCATTTACAGGCCTTGTAGGAGGCAATAAGCGCTTCCCACACTGAATGAAACCCCCAGGTGCCTCTGCACAGTATAATACTGATAAGACTGACGCATCTAGTGTGTCTTTGAACAATTGAAACTTTTTAACCATTTCGAAAAACTTGTAGTATGACCTATTGATGATGACGTCATTATGTTCAAACTCGTACTTGTTGACGACCCATCGTGCTTTTTTCCATACCTTTGGGTCAATGTCCTTTATGACGCGCTTTAAACTAGCAAGTTTGGGGTCAGTGTTATCGTCTATGGAGACATTCTTGTCACATAATGTAAAATCAGTGGCATTAGGTAGTTGGAACAAGACTCCTTGCATTTTGTAAAAAGACAGTGATATACTGTTTCATTTTTTAATACATTCTAATAGTCTTTGTACAAGTTGGCTTTTACATCCTGTTGTACTCGCATTGTTCTCTTTTAATGCCTTTTTCAGCTCCTTGACTGTCATCCCATTGACTTTTTCAACATTTTCAACATTTTCAACATCATGACTCACATACCAATTGTCATGACGCGTTTCTTCAGATATGTATACCTTGTTTTCTAGACTGATTCCTGGAAAATTTACATTTTCAAGCGCGTCAGGGAGTTCATAAGATGGTCCATTGTCAAAAACAGTATTGTAATACTTTGCTACATCCTCTACAGATTCTACCTTGACAGGCTCTTGTAATTCAGGAATTGTATACATGACATCTTTTCTAGGAACGACAAGTATATTTTCATTTATACTCTTTTTTTGAAATACAACTGCCTTGTTTAATAATGAAATGTTGGACTCGTAGTCTGTCAATCCGTCTGCGGTGAAATCAGACTCTTGAACTGTGATGTATCCTCTCGATTCCATATACTCTTTTAATAAACACGTATCTACCATGTATTCTTTTGAAATGCTTCCAAGTACATTGTTCCCATTCAAATATATCTCTAGTTCATTCCCAAACAATCCAGAATTGTACTCGCAAGTGTTGATATAGTAGAGTATTTCTCTATTGGACTCTGCAAGCGTAGAAGAGCCGGATAGTAATTGCTTCACTTTGGCCTTGTCCATGAACGTAGTGATAAAGTATCCTCCTACTTTGAGGTTCTCGTCAAGAATCTTTATAAAATTATCAAATGTTTCCTTTGACCTTAAAAAGTAGTGAATGGCAAATTGACATGCCGATACGTCGTATCCGTTACAAGGTGCATTCGACTTTACAATAGAATTCGCATCCGGTATGCCAAGGTCGAGCACTCTAAAGCATTTGTTCTTGTCGCCATTTGACCGTGCCACAGCTTCTTGAACGCTTTTTTGGTCAATATCATATCCATCTACACGTGATAACCTTGCCTTTTTCCACTTGTTCAAATCGCCACCCTTTCCAGAACATAATTCCAAAAGAGAAGCTCCTGGAAAGGTGTAGTTTTTATACAACTCTTCCTTTATTCTGTTATGCGCATAACGCATACCGTTATAATATTTTACATTCGACATTTTCGTCAATCTAACAAGACAATCGAATGTAACAGGGTTATGAATGCTGTCCCAGATGTCCATGGCTACGTTTATAAAATTTCCATGACCAGCAATAGTCTTGTCATGGCGCGTTCTTATGGGACGGAACTGCGCCACATCAAAGTTCCACGCGTATTCTATCACTGTATTCGTTTGGTACGGTACAAGCATACCAGTACTGGGGTCCAAATCATCAAATTGGGCCTTGAAGGTCTGGACTTTTGGATTAGATTCCAGTATAGCATCGAATAGAACATTAGAAACTTGCTTTTTAGGAGTATTCTTGGGTTGAGCGGGAGCGGGGGCGTGCGTATACAGTAACCAATCGTTTCCTTCCTTGACAGAATACAAGTCGATTGTGTTAAGATGTTCTGGCTTCCACTTTAATAAACTTGGCCATTTGCGCGTCTTTGGATATGGCTCTTTTGCAGGCACAAAAATCAAACCATCTTTTTCATAGGGTGTTTGGCATAGATACAGTAACTTGGCCCCTAGGAAGACGTTTTCGAAAAAATACTTTTTCAATTCTATACTGTACAGCGTCGTATGGATTGTTTGCAGAATCGTCTCTATAATGTCTAGTCGTTGCGCCAAGTGAAAGTCATTATTTCCCCTTATATCTATTCCGTTGTAATACAAGATATCAAATACATAAAACCGCGTACCCACGCACTCTGCATCCAATATACAGGATATACATGCAGAAGAATACAAATCCGTCCTATAGGCGCGCTCGTTACGTATTTGATGTACATGGCCTTGT